AATTTCCAAATCTTTACTTTCGCTATCGTTAAAAAGACGGATTACTTCTTTAAACTCATCGAACTCTAAATTGTTAATTTCATTTTCTTCCGCTCCCAAGTAAATAAAAATCTGATACCATTTTTCGATTGGTTCGTTTTCACTTCTTAAAATCTCGTTCACTTTCGAGAACTGTTTTACAGTCAATTCGCTTGACTTGTTAGGGATTTCATTCTTTCCAATTGTTATCATATATATAATTTTTAACAAATATACAAATTTTGAACAAATTATTTTGCATTAACATTATTGTTATGGATAAATTGCCTACTTATAAGATTACTATTGACCCTGAATATAGCGAAGGGGAGGATTTAGGGATTGACATGATAGCTTTCACAGCAAGACCGGCCGTTAAAGTTAAAGGGGTAGCGTTTAATTCACATGATAAATTGTTCTTTGCAGACGAAGTTAAAATGCGCATCGTTGCACCGGCTATGATTCCAATGGAAATATACCGAAATGACGAGGGCGAAGAGTATTACGTTTCTTTTACAGTCGAAGAGATTGAAAAGATACACGCTAAATTCATGGCTAATTTATCAAACAAAGATATTTTTAACATTGAGCATAATGCGGAAAACAAAGTACCGGCTTATGTTTTAGAAGCGTGGATAGTTCAAGACCCTGAAAACGATAAGGCTAAAGCATACGGTATAGATGTACCAAAAGGCACGTTAATGCTTACCGCTCAAGTAACAGATGAGGACTTTTACAACGAGCTTGTTAAAAGCAACCAAGTAGGTTTCTCAATCGAAGGATTTTTAGGTATGAAATTGAACGACCAAAAGACGGAATTAAATAATCAATATAGTATGAAGTTACCTGATGGAGAGCATCTAATCGAAGGCAAAATCTACGTTGTTAAAGACGGAGCGATTGTTGAGGTTATGGATGCACCGACCGAAGAGGTCGTAATGGAAACTGAAGTAGTTGAGGAAGAAGTAAGCGAAGAAGTTGAAATGGCAACAGAGGAAGAAGTAGTAGAAGAAGAGGTAGCGACTGAAGAGGTTGCAATGGCTATCGACCCTACGGCTGACGCTGAAGCAATTTTAGCTATCGTTACTCCTTTGATTGACGAAAAGGTTAACGAATTATTGCAAGTGATTGCAGAATTAAAAAATTCTTTAGAGGTGGAAGTTGAGCCTATCGAAGAGGAATTAAAAGAAACTAAATTAACAGCTCACGGTAAATTTTCAGCGTACAGAAACGCTTTTTTAAACAAATAAAAAATGGAAAGAAATCTTAAATTTGACTTGGACATCGAAACAAACGCTTTGTTGTGTCCTAACCCGAATGAGTTTTACGGTCGTTCTTACATTAGCGAAGACATCGTAGACAACTACCGCACATTGCCGGGCATTAAATCTGCTACTAAATTAGCTTCGGTTACTTTTGGTAACATTTTACAACCGTCTACTTGTAACTTTACAGCACCAACTGACTCATTAGATGCAGTAGATGTTGATGTTTGTGCTTTATCTGCAATGGCTCAATTATGCCAATTCGATTTAGAGCAATCATTTTTAGCTTTACAAATGGCTCAAGGTTCTAACGGAGACTTTACAGTTGCTTCTTTCATGAACTTCTATTGGGCTGAAATGGCTAAACAAATCCAAGAGTCTATCGAGTACATTCGTTGGCAAGGTAACACATCAAGCGAAAACGAAACTTTAGCTTTGTGTGACGGTTACATCAAAAAGATGTTGGCTGACGGTTCTATCATCGATGTTAATAATACAGCTATTACAAGTGCTAACGTAATTACAGAAATCGTTAAAGTAATCAACGCATTACCGGCTACTGTTTCTCGTAAAAAAGCAGACTTACGTTTATACGTTGCTTCTAACGTTGCTAACGCTTTAGAATTAGCTACTGCTTCAGGTAACACTCAAACATACATTACTACTCCATTGGCATTAACTTTCTTGGGTATTAAAGTTGTAGTTGCTGAAGGTATGCCTAACGACCACATGGTTGCTACTTTGAAATCTAACTTAATCTACGCTTTTGATGGCGAAGGAGACGGAAAAGCGTTGAAAGCAGTTAACTTGAATGACACAGTAGCAGAGCCTTACTTACGTACTCGTGCTAACTTGAAAGTTGGTTTCACTTATGTTAACCCAACAGAAATCGTTCTTTATTCATAAGAATATATATTAACTTAAAAAACGGGAGGGCGGTTAATTCTTCCCTCCTTTTTTTATAAAATTTAAAAACATGAGTTGTACAACACTTATAGGAATTACAAAAGGCTGTGATAACAATATCGGAGGTATTACTGCTATCTACATTAACGACATGGATAACGTAAGCGCTCCGACAGTTGATTTAACAAATTGGATGATAGATGCTCAAACAGCTACACCTTCATACGAGACTTTCGAGTTCCGTAGAAACACGGGTAACTTTACAGAGGAAACATCAGTAGATTTTGCTAACGGTTCTACATTCGTTACAGCTACAATCACTTTGATGTTCCACCGTAGAGAGGCTTCTAAATCTAAAGCGATTAAAATCCTTTCTGAAGGACAGAGAGATTTAGCTATCATTGTTAAAGATGCAAACGGCAAATATTGGTATTTCCCATACGCTCAACTTTCAGCTACTGCCGAAGGTTCAGGAACTGCAAAAGCAGACGGGTCTAAATACTCTGTAACTTTCATTGCAGAAAACGAGAATTTAGCGTACGAAGTTGACCCCGCTATTATTGGTGGTTTGATTTCTTAATCTTACGATAAACAGAACTAATTTAGCAACATCTAAATGCGGGAAGTTTCCTTTTGTTGTCATATTTCTTTTTTAATGTTTTTAGCTTTGATAACCATTTCTATAATACGATTCAAGAACGAATAGCCTTTAACCTTTTGGAATGATTCGTCCATTGATTTAACCTCAATCGACATTAATACAAGTGCAATTAATTTAGTGAATAAGAACTCAACTGACACCGCCATTTTTGTAAGCTCGTTTACAATAAAGTAATCCGAAGCATAAACTAACATAGTTGCACCTACGTAACTCATAACTTTAGGAACGAATCCATGCCTAAAAGTTTTAGAATTTACTTTTTCTTTTAGTTTTTTTGCTTTCCATACTCCGAAGCAAGTGTCTAAAATAGTCGATAAAGCAACAAGTATTATAATCCCCTTAATTGGTGCAAAAAAGATTATAATAGCTTGTATAAAGTAAGTATAGTAGGTGGCAACAAATGACTTCATATAAACAAAATACTGTCGTTAAATCCGTTCTCTTGGTGTTTAATCGGTTTGATGTCGCTATCTGTATTCAAGTGGCTTGTAAATTGAGGATATAAATCCTTATTCGCTTTTAAGAAGTTAATCAAACGTGACTCATAAAATGAAGCCTTTTGAGCGTAGTGGTCTTGTGCAAAAGATACCTCACTTTGTGTAACCGAGTTAGAATAGTCCCCGTTTTGAACTTGCAAACCTTTGTTTTTAAGTTGGTAAGACAAACCGAAAACCGCATCTTCAGCAGAACGCCACGCCACAATTGGTTTAATAAACTCTACAAGAGCTTCCTCATCTGTTGTTAATGTTTCAGCGTTGTACTTTGCGAGTAAATACTTATAAGAATAAGTCCCTAAAATGGGTTGAACTCGTAGGTCGCTTTGTGTACGTATGTAAGGAGTCACGTCTTTTACATCGACATTCGCTGTTATCGGTGTTTGATTCTTTAAATACGCTTCCGTTATAAAATAATTCATTATACAGTAGTTGTAGTAGTTATTGTTTCACTTGCGATTTGTGTTCTCGTCTTGTCGCCACCATCTACCGGTGGTAAACTTGCCAATGCTCGTACCTCGTTTTCTGTCATGGCCTCAAGTACTTTAGTAGCAACCAATGGACTCATTGAATTAAGAGCGTCAGTAGTTTTCTTACCGCTACCCTCTAACTCTACGATTGTTTCATTAACAATTTGGTAGTTATTTAAAGTGAAAGTCGCTTTTATTTTAGCAATTTTAAACAAGTCGTTAACTATCTTTTCAATTTTTCTACGTTGTGGGTAGATTACATTCTTTTCAAAAATAATATAAGACTGTTTAATATCCGAACCGCTACCAAGTTTACCACTTACACGAATACCCATTAATATAGGGTCGATTGTGTGAGCCTGACAGATTTTACTGTCAATACTTTCGGTAGTTACTTGGAATAAGTTGTCGTTATTGTTTGTTGGTATCGCTTCAATCTTTGGAAGTTGGTCTGCATTGTTAGCAAAGAAACTCAATACTTTACCGCCATTTCTTGCACCTTTACCGCTCTCGATTGTTTTCTTTAAGTTCGCCTTTTCTTCTTCGCTTTGTGGCTTTTTAGGGAACATAAAAGCAAAAGAAGGAAATATAGCGTTTAAGATATTAGACTTTTGTAGGTAAGACATTTCGCCATCTAAAAAAGCCCAATTAAAAGCACTCGTATAACTTGGTAAAGGATAGACATCTTGCCCTACGCAATTCTTTTCGTAAACATATAAGCACTCTCTTTGAAATACTTTTCTATCGTAAGGATAAATCGTCTCAATGTCTATTTGTGATGTCCAATCCTCGCAAATAAAGTAGGTACTTCTATCTTTTGATGTACGTATCTTTTCAGCTCCGATATGATTAACACGAACTAAATCATTATTTGAGTTAAAAGTAAGTCTAAAGTAAACTCTATTATGTAGAATGTCGTCTTTTGTTATCTTATCGAGTAGGTTTTCTAAATCTATTCTCTTTTCAAAAGCGTAAACATCTACCTTTTCAATCGCTGTAATGCTTGAATTAGTTTTAATCTCATAACCACCGCCAATAGTAGCGTTAGTTTTGAAATCTACAATAGCACCATGTAAGGGCGATGTGTAATAAAGTTGGTTAATTAGTTGAGGGTAGAGGTTATCTACTCCAAATCTAATGTACCCGCTTACTTGTTGTCTTGCATTTACGTAAGGAAGTGAAAGGTTACCCTCTCCTACTCGCATAAATGGACTTGAAAAGGATTGGTATTGGTTACTCTCAACCGTTACCGCATCTTCTTTCCCAATGTTAAAACCTAAAATTTTCATTCGTAAATTGAATTAGTTAAGACACCATCGACAACCATTCTACCCTCTTCTATTTCATTCAAACCGCTAACGGGATTTGGTAAACTTAAATTGGGAACGGTTGCACTCTCGAATACTTTATATTTGTATTGGCCTATAACAAATAGACATTGAGACGATTTACCCTTACGATAGAAAAGTATTC